GTCGGGTCCGGTCGGAACCTGCAACGGATCGGCGACCGCTCCCGAGAACCGTGCGAGCCTCGCGGCCGTCCCGTCGTAGGACCCCTGCCCGTCGACCATCGCCACACCTCAGACGACCACCTCCCGGTCGAACACAACATCGACCCGAGTGGCGACACGATGCGACGACGCGACGACGTGAGCGAACGCCTCGGACGCGACCCTCACGGCGCGCTCGCCGACGGATCAGCCGGTGCCGCAATGTCGACGATCGACACCGACCACCGACGGCGAACGATCCCGCGCACCTGCGTCGGCGTCATCGACAGGCCGGTCACGGCCACGTATTGGGTCGCCGTCGACCCTTCGCAGTTCGTCGGGCAGTACAACAGGATCGAGTCACGGAGCAGTGTGAGCAGATTGTTCGACTCGGCCTCGGTGATCGTGTCGATCGTCAGCGTCTGCGACGGCTTCGTGACGACATCCGTGACGACGACCGGCGTCTCGGAACCGATCACGTCGAACACGCCGACACGCGTCCCGTACGTGCGCGTCTGGAACGGGCGATCCACGTCGACGGCGAGGTTGTGCGCCGGAACCAGGGGCGACTTGAGCCACGCCGACGCCGATGTCCACGACACGGCAGGCGACGACTGCACCCACGACCCGGTGATCGGCAATCCGTTCACGATGCGTGTGGCACGCGCCCGGTACAGCACCGATTGGCCGTTGCCGGTCTCGTAGTCGACGACCGTGAACGAGTTGGCGCTGCCGGTCGCGTCGACGTAGGTAGCGCCACGCACCGGCAGCCACGTCGTTCCGGCGTCGGTCGACCGTTCGACCTCGACGAAGTTCCACGCCGACGAGCCGGTGTTGCGTGCGACGACGACCGAGATGTTGGCGTTCGTGTTCGACGGCGTAGGCGTCACGGTCGACACGTCGGCGGTCGACACGTTCACCACGAACGTGTCGAACGACCACGCCGACCAGAACAGACCGCCGACGCTCGGCGTCTGGGCGACACGGACGTAGGCGCGGTAGGTGTCGTTGACGAGCACCCCGGTGTTCACCGTCAGGACCGTCCCGGTCACGATGCCGGTCGTCCAATACGGCGTCGACGTGTCCGGGTCGAACCCGCCCGCGCCGTACTGCGCGTCGGTGAACACCTTGACCTCGTAGGTGGTCTGCCCGCCACCGTCGCCGTCGAGTGTGTTCGTCCACGCGACCGGGATGATGTTCGTCGTCGTGTTGTCGGGGATCGTCGTGATCGCCGTGACCGGCTTCGCGACGTAGATGACGTGCGCCGTGATCGACGACACGTCCCCTTGAAGCCCGATCGACAGGCGCGCGCCGTCGATCTTCGCCTGCGTGTCCGGCAGGCCGGTCGACGACTGGTAGGTGCCGATCAACGACTCCCACGCCGAACCGAGCGGGTACACGTTCCGGTAGGAGTAGTAGGTCCCGGTCGGCGGTAGGTACCTGACGGTGGCCGACGACAACACACCGGACTCCATCCGGACACGCATCGAGCATCGCGTCAGGATCACCCGCGCCTCGGTCGGCAGCGTGAACGTCGAACAGTCGAACACGGCGGTGCGCGCCGAACCGAACGACCGCAGATAGCCGGAGTCGGAACCGTCGGTCAACGCGGCGACGGCACTCGCCGCACCGACGACCGTCATCCCACCCTGGTCGACGAGACCATCCACGACGATGGATTGCGTAGTCATCGGGCACCTGCCATCAGTTCGGCCACCTGTTCACGTTCGTGTTCAGCGATCATCGCGGTGAACGGTCGACCTTCGATCACCAACACGATCGGTCGGTTCACGGCGTCAGCCGGAGTGACCCGTTCGCCGGCTTCGAGGATCGCCAGCATCTCGGAACCCGGCGCACCCGGCACGATGCCGCCGTCGTGAAGGCGCGGGATCGACAGTCCCGCACCGGCAACGGAGAGCGTCCACCCGCCGACCGTGAACGAACCGCCCGGGATCGGGCCGTTCCAGTCGCCGGAGAACTCCGGGAACTTGAACGAGAGCCGGTTCCACGCGTCGATGATCTTGTTGATCGCCCCCTTGAAGCCATCCCAGATCGCGTCCCACGCGCCGTCGACCGCCGACGCAATCTCCCCCGGCAGGCCGGTCACGAACCCGACGATGTCCGAGACGCCGTCGGACACGAACGTCTTGATGTCCTCCCACCGGTCGGACACGAAGTTCGACACCGCCTGCCAGACCGTTTCCCACGCCAACTTGATCCCGTCGATGCCGAGTCGGATCACCCGCCCGACGTAGGCCATCGCCAGGTCGACCACACCCTTGATCGTGTCCCACACCCCGGTGAAGATCGACTTGATCCCTTCCCACACCTGACCCCAGTCACCCTTGATCAGACCGGTCACGACGTCGATCACGCCACGGATCGCCTCGATCGCACCCGACACGATCTCCCAGATGGCGTCCCAGATGTCGGTCACGAAGTCGCGAACGTAGGTGAACACGGTGACGATGATCGTCTGGATCGTGTCCCAGTTCTCGCGGACGAACTCGACGATGCCGCCGACGACCGACATCACGACCTCGGCGGTCTGCTGAAGGATCGGCCACACCGTGTCGACGAAGAACGCCGCGACCGTGTCGACCGCTTCACGGAACCACTCGACGTTCTGGTAGGCCCACACGAGCGCCGCGCCGATCGCGGCGATGGCCGCGCCGATCAGGACGAACGGTGCCGCCGCCACGAGCGTCGCTGCCGCCGCCGCCGTCGCCGCCGCCGCCCATCCGATGAACGCCGGGACGAGAACGGTCGCCGCCGCGATGCCGAGAGCGATGAGCGCACCGATCACCTCGTCCTTGTGGGTCGTGATCCAATCGAACGTCGCGGACACGGCGTCCTGCACGACGGGCCAGGCGTCGCGGAAGAACTCGACGACCGTGCCGGCTGCGTCCGACACCGCCTCGAACACGTCCTCGGCGATCTTCTGGATCTGCGGCCAGTTCCGCCTCACCCAATCGACGACGTCACCGAACGCGTCGATGATCGCGTCGGCGACCGGCTGGCCCCACCGATCCCACGCCGACCGGATCGCCTGCACCGCCTTCGGCAGATTCGTCGACAGCCACTTCACGACGTCCTCGATGATCGGCCCGAGTCGATCCATCGCCGATCCGACGGCGTCGAACACGCGGATGGCGAGCGGTTCGAGCGCGACCAGCACCCGGTTCTTGATCCGCGTCCACTTCTCGCCGAAGTCCTCGGTGTCCTTCGCCGCCCCGTTGATCGTGTCCGCACCGTCGGTGATCGCCGCCATCATGTCGTCGAGCGCGAACTTGCCCGAGGTGATCGCGTCCGCGAGGTCGGGTCCGGCACGCTGCCCGAACAGTTCGATCGCGAGCCGGGTCGCATCGGAACCGGGGCCGAGCGCCTCGATCTCGCCGACAATCCGACGGAACGTAGTCGGCACGTCCTCACCGGCCTTCGCCAGAGTGCCGACCGACTTCTTCAGTCCGGCGAACACGGTCTCGGTGTTCACGCCGGTCTTGTTGAACTGCGCGAGCAGCGCCAACGACTCGTCGAACCCGAACCCGAGGTTGCGGAGCGGCGCACCGAACTGAACGACCGAGGAGGAGAGATCGTTCAGTCCGATGCCCGACGCCTGCGAGGCCCGGTACAGCGCATCCATCGACGCCGCCTGATCCTCGACGGCGACACCCCAGTCACCGAACACGCGGGTGATCTCGTCGACGTTCTGCGCGACGTCCGTCCCGGTGATCCGCGACAGGTTCAAGAACTGACCGGCGAGATCTTCGAGCGGCTTCCCGGTCAGCCCGAGCCGCTGATTCAGATTGCCGATGGCAGTCCCGGCGTCGTCGAACGACGCGGGAACTTCCTTCAGAACGTTCTTGAACGAGTCCTGCAACCCGTCGAGCGCGTCGCCGGTCGCGCCGGTCGCGACACGGATCTTGTCGTACTCGGCATCAAACGACTCGCCGATCTTGAACAGGGCCGCACCGGCAGCCACACCGAGAGCGGCGAACGACGCGACCGCCGCCGCCGCGAACTTGCCGACCGACTTCTCCGAGTCCGACAGCGCCGACGACAGGCCCTTGTTGTCGCCGAGAATCTTGACGTCGATCACGGACTTCGCCATCGGTCGTCATTCCTCTCGTGTCGTCTCAGTGGCGGTTCCGGCGCTGCTGCTGCCGTGCCCGCCAGTGTAGGTAGTCGTTGACGACGGTGTAGAGATCCCCGTCGTCCATCAACTGATCGAAAGCGAAACCGTGCCCTGATTCGATGGTGGCCGCAACGACGTTCCAGAGAGCGGAGCCGTGTCCAAAGGGCCGTCCACTTCCTCGTCGTCCTCGACGATCGGCTTCACCTCGTCGATCGTTTCGAGCCACTGGTCGAACGACTCGCCGATCTTCGACGCGTGCCACGCCAGCCAGAACAGATGCTCCATGCCGACACCCTGGTCGAGTCGCACCGGCTTCTCCGGTGTCGAGAAGTGCCGCTCGAACGCGACCTGTGTTCTCGGTCGCACCAACACCTCGCTCGTCTGACCGGCCTCGGTCGTGATCCGCAGTTTCAACCTCATGTGACGCCTCCCTTGAGTCCGTTGTCCTTGATCAGCCGATCGACCCGTTCTTGATACAGGTCGACAACCTCGGTGGTTCGCTGATCGAGCGCATCGTAGAGGAAGGGTTGCGGAGCGATGTTGTGAGCCGGCCAACCGAAGTGGATCACCCCGGCGTAGGGCACCGACGCCTGACCGGCACGCACGACACCCTGGCGGGCCTGACCGGTCGACCGGAGCGACGAGTCCAGCCGACCGGATCGGCGTGGCACCAGTTCCGACGCACGCTGCTCGACGATCTTCGCGGCGTCGGCGTGAACGCTCTTGAGGTCGGCGGTGCCGGTCTCGACGTTCTTGAGTGCCCGACGGAGTTCGCGCGCTCCCTCGACCTTGACGGTCGGGACGGCCACGATCAGGTCGTCGTGAACACCGGGGCGGCTTCGGTCACGACTTCGAGCGGGATGATCATCCGCTCACCGCGCGCTGCGGCAGTCATGAACGGGATGGCCGGCACCCGCATCTGGAAGGTCGCGGCCGGGTTCGTCGTCGTCGTCGTCGTGTTCTCCGGCTTCAGCACGACGGTCGTGTTCGTTCCCGACAGTGTGTTGAGCAACGTCCACGACTCACCGGAGCCGTAGCCCAGTTCGATCTCGGCGGCGAACGTCCACTCCTGCTCGCAGAAGTTGATCCAGTCGCCCGGTTCCAGCGACACGCTGCGCGCCTTGCACTGGTACTCGACCGAGTTGATCAGGATGGACGGGGCGTAGAGACGCTTTGCACCCATGACTCATTCCTCCGTGGTTTCGGGCGACTGTTCGCCGTCGGCTTGCTTGCGGGTTCGGGCGGTGTCGGCCTTGACGAAGGTGTCTCCGAAGGCGAGCACGATCTCCAGGGGCATCCCGTCGACGACGTCGCCCTCTTCGAAGTGAGCGCCGCCGACCGAGAACCCTCGGACTGCTCGGAACTTGGATCGTGTCGCCATGTCGTCAACTCCTGAACCGAGAGTATGTCACACGCGCCGTGAGATACGACGCACCTGTCCCGTCCGAGAAGATGAACGGGGCGGCGACCTCGGCAGCGGTGACCGTGTCCGTGCCCACGTCGATCGGTCCGGCATCCATCAGGATCGTCGTCTGTTCGTCGAGCCAGTTGAACGACTCGACGACGTCGGCGGAACCGGCGACGAGGTACACGTCCAGACCGACGCTCATCTCGCAGTAGGCCGAGTCCTCGTCGAACTGCTTCCACACGTCGGACGGCGCGACGAACGCCAACCGGTGCGTCAGGTTCGCGGGCCGATACGGCAACGACGCCTCGACCTCGCACGCCTCCAACACCGCCGCCGCCAGGATCGTCTCGGCGCTCACGCGATGCCCGTCTTTCGGTAGGGGCCGATCAGCGTCATGTAGTCAGGGTCGGACGACCGGATCGACTGCGCGCCGAGTTCGCCGAACGACTGCACACCGAACGGTGCCGCCGACATTCGCTGCATCAGCCGGGTCGCCAGGATCGAACACGCCTGGTTGATCGCAGCCGGCACCGTCGGCCACCCCCACGTTCCTTCGATCTGCACGAGGCGGCGACGCGCGCCGGTCGGCACACCACGACGAAGCAGCGACACGAACTCGAACGGCCACACCGCGCGCTCGCCGGCTTCGTTCACATACGTCTCGGCGTGCCAGTTGTCGAGTTCGTAGTCGGCGCTCGTCAACACGGTCTCGTAGGTTCCGTCGTCGTCGTAGTCGAGAGCGATCGACACCGCCGAGATCAGATCCGGAATGTACAGCCGCGTGCCGCGACCGATCACCGGCAGCACCCGCGTCTCCGGATCGTCGGCGGGAGCGTCGAACGTGCGATGGCAGTCCTCGACGATGCCGGCTGTCGCGGCCTCGATCGCGTCCGTCACTTGCTGGTTCGCGGACGCCGTCACGGTGGCGTCGCGACCCATCCGCGCCAGCACTTCTTTCGGCGTGCAGTAGCCCATGCGACGAAGCGTAGCCGCCGAGTGATTCACCGGAATGCGACGCCGACCGCCGCACCTATTCTGTGCCGCTTCTCGCAGTCGACGCGTGATTCACGGAATACCGGCCACGGCGATACACACAGTTGTTATCTACCGGAATGCCGAGATCGCTCCGCTCCTATTCAGAGCAGTGCGACGAGTGCGACACCGCTACCGGCCACGATGGCACCTGCCGCACTCGAGCGGACCGAGATGGATGATCGTTCATAGAGCGGGTCGCACACGAGAGGCTGGCAGGGAGCGGCCCGAGAGCGAAAAGCGCCGGATCTGTATCTTTCGGCGACTTTCTGCACGTTTCGACCGCTCAGGGGCCGTTCCCGAGTCGCGTGGGTCGTCGCACCGGTCGGACGTGTTGCGCTTCGGAGATCGAAACACAGCGCCCGATCCGGCGACTGGCGGTCTATACGACCTGCGCGAGGATGCAGCCGCGGGGTGTCGGCAGGTCGATCGTCCGGAGCCGCGGGTGTGTGCGGACTCGGTTCGACCACGGACCGTGATGCGGACCCGCGTCGTGGAAGCCGACGACCGTGCGCGCGTCGAACAGTTCGAGGAAGTGATCGAACTCGGCGGCACGCAACTCGGTCAGCGAGTCGAACCAGGCGAACCCGACGTGGCCGGGAGCGAGCGACCGGATCTCGTCCGGCGACACGTCGAGGCTCGGTCGGGTCAGCACCGTCACCGGCAGACCGGCGCACAGTTCGACAGCGGCGCGCGACCGGTCGACGTCGGGTTCCATCGTCACGAGTCGACCCTGCCCGTTGTGTCGCAACTGCTCGCCGATCGTGTGCGCCATCGCCCCGGTGTACGTCCCGGTCTCGATGACGACGTCCGGCTGCAACGCACCGATCAGCGCCGCGACCAGCACGATCACTTCGACCTCGGTTGCCTGCGGGTCGAGCGCCGTCCACCGTTCGGGGTGCGGGCAGTCCGGACGTGGCCGCGTGAACGACGCCTCCGAGTACATCAGCCCTTCGCTTCCATGAAGCCAGGATCGAGCGTGACCCGAGGGATCGGCGGGGGCATCGGTTGGCCGGCCTTCGCCGCGGCGCGCTCCCGGTCGTACTGCTCCTCGTCGAGGAAGATCCCGAACTTGTCGTGCGTCGTCTTGACCGAGGTGTCGACGAACACCGGCACACCCATCGTCATCAGCCTCATGCAGAACGACAGGTCCTCCGAGAACACGGTGCCGGACTTGTGCTTGATCGGCGTGTACCAATCAGCGCCGAGTTCGTCCCGCATCCGTTCGAGCACCGTCCGGTGAATCAGGATCGCCGCCGACCCGGTCGCGTTGCACTGCACGATCGCGTCGCGCTCGTAGTCGAACCGCGGCGTGAACCCGACGTCCTCGCCCTGATCGACCCACAGGTAGATCGTCGGCTGCGTCCGGAACCAGCGCGCCCCGTAGGGCTTGCCGCCGTCGTTCTTCTGCGCGAAGCAGAGCGCGCCGACGACCGGACGCTCGACCGGGTCCGCGGCGTCGATCAGCCGATCCGCGAGATCGGGGTCGAACCCCATGTCGGTGTCGATCCACAGCAGCCATTCCGCCGACGACGTTTCACACATCGCGCGGGCGATGTCGTTCCGGCCTTGCACGATGCCGCCCGATCCGTACTGGCCCTGCAGCCAGAACTTGTCGTGCGAGAACAGCCGTTGGTTGTTCGCCAGGTCGAACAGCACCAGTTCCGTGAACCGGGTGAAGAACGTCGCTCGGACTGATCCGTCGTGGATGAACCCGATGGAGACTGATCCGTCGATCACGACTGCGGACGCCGGGTCGAACGCTTCTCGCCGGGCGCGGCTGTCGCCTGCTCGACGGGATGCTCGAACAGGTCCGGACGCTCACGCACGAGCGGATCGTCGCTGTCCCAGGCGTCACCTCGACGCAACGGAACGAACGAGTCCAACGACTCGAAGTAGGCGGACATCGTGGCCTTCGGTCTGACGGTTCCCATGTGTACTTCTCCTTCGTGGGCAGGTTGAGGGCAGGTTCCCCGACCGACGCGCCACCTGCCCGAGAGCGCGCCGGTCGAGGATCAGGTCACGCCGTGGTCTTGTCCTGCAAGAGCCGGAACGCGAGGTCATTCACCGAGTCGGCACCCGAACGGAACCTCATGAACCAGCCGCGGCGACCGTCCGGAAGGTTGGTCGTCGTCGAGAACAGGTTCGGGATGAAGTCCAGCGTGGTGCTGCCCGGCTTGTCGACGATGATGTAGTTCGAGAAGTCGCCGTACACCAGCATGTTGTCACGGACCGTGGTGGTCTGTGCCGAGGGTGCATCGTCGGTCTCGTAGGCCGGACGTCCGAGCAGACGATCGGGGTTGCCGGTCGCCACGTCGGGGTAGTTCGTCGGCTCCAACGCCTTCGTCGCGTCGACGAACAGCGGGTTCCCGAGCCAGACGCCACGGTTCCGCCAACGCTGCGGAACGGCCCGCTTGACCCTCTGCAGGTCGGCGAGGCCGATGACCGCTGCCGTGGTCGACACGATCTCGACGTTCGTGTTCGCGTCGAGCGCCGTGAAGATGCCGAACGGCTGGTTGGTGCCCGAGCCGGTCGCGTGGCCGGCTGCTTCGAGCCGGTCGCGTCCGTCGGCCATCATCATCGCGACGTCCGACGCGAGGTTGGCGATGTCCTCGAACGCCTCGTAGGACGCCTGGATGAAGCCGCGACCGATGTGGGTCTTGATCGACACGTCACCGAAGTCCGGCGAGTCGTCGGACACCTCGGTCATCTCCTGATCCCAGGAGAAGTTCGAGCCTGCCGACGTGACGCCGTTCCACTCGTTCTCGCGGGTGAGCGTCACGACCCGGGCGATCTGCCGGATGACGTTGGCGGTGCCAGCGTTCGTGATGATCAGCGTCGGATCGAGATGGGTCGGGACGAGAAGGCCGCCCTGCGTCGAGGTGCCGACCGCGATCGCGGCTCGTTCCTCGTCGGTCAGGAACGCCTCGCGTCCGGTCATCATCTTGCCGAACGCCTCGGTGTAGACGTCCGTCGACCGGGCGGCGATGTTCACCAGCCAGTCGCGGTCCTTGCGGTGACGGCGAACCGTCTGCAGTGCGGCGGTGCCGTCGATGCCGGCCTCGTCGAACGAACGTGCGAGCACGTCGGTCAACTGCGAGGCGTTCATCGAGCGGACGTCGTCGGCGGTGCGCGGGGCGTCCGGCTTGCGGATGAAGTTCGGACCCTTCGGCGAGGCGTCGCGTGCGGCGGCGAGTGCTTCCAGTTCCGTGAGGCGGGTTTCCCGAGCCTCGATGTCGGTGGCGATCTCGCGGGCGCGGGCGGTGATCTCGTCGGCGCGGGCGGTGATCTCGTCGGCGCTGCGGGTCTCGCCGTCGGACCCGAGCGTGTCGAGTTCGTCGATGAGTTCCTGGCGCTCGTTGTACAGCGCCTCGATGGCGGCGCGGAGTTCTGCGATGAGGTTCATGGTGGGTATCTCCAGTTCAGATGGTGGCGAGCAACGCGTGGCGTGCTCGTGCGATCGCCCGCGCGGATGCGCGTGCGTCGTCCGACTCCGAACCACCGACGGCGGGAACGTCACGGACATGAACGACACCGTGACCGACGGTCGACAGTGACGCGAGGAATGATGCGGCGACGGACGGCCCTGCACGCTCGATGTAGCGGGCCAGGACGGTCTCGTCGGCGAGCAAGCGTTCGATGAACTGGTCGGAACCCGACCGGACACCCGCGCTCGCATCTTCGTAGGCCGGGAACGTCACCGGACCGAACTCGTAGAGGTCGACGTCCGTGATCGTCCGTTCCGGCAACTTGTCGGGGTTGCGGTCGGTCGACCGCTTCGGCTCGACCCATTCCTCGCCGGTCACCTTGAACCGGAACGATGCGCCGAGTTGCTTCGCGCGCAGCGCCGGGATCAGTTCGTCGACGTAGTTGGCTTCGAACAGTTCGGACTCGTAGTACGGACCCACGCCCTTGTCGACACGCAGCACGTCCGGCGCACCGAGCGGCTTGTTCCCGATCGACGGGTCGTGGCCGTGGTCGTACAGGACTCGGATCTTGTCGCCGCGCTCCTTGAAGGTCCGGTTGAACGCCTTCTCACCGACCCGTTCGATGAACCGGCCCTCGTACCACGAGTCGATCTCGGTCCACCGGTCGAACACGGCGAAGTGACCGAACAGGGTGCGACCGGTTCCACCGTCGGCGTCGTCGGAACGGAGCAGCGCCGCGTCGTCGCCGTACCGCTTACGAACCAGATTGTCAGTCGGATGCGTCGTCATCGTCGTCGTCCTCTCCTTCGCCCGCCGATGGTACTGCCTGCGGCGTCTCCGGTTGCGGCTTCGTCAGGCCGAGGAGCGCCGGGTCGTACTCGTCGGGAAGTTCGATCCCCGCTCGACGAGCCATGTCGCGCGCCTCGTCCGTCGTGATGACGACCCCCACCGACAGGTACATCTTCTGGAGAATCACCGCCTGCCGTTCGATCTCGGCCTCGGCGGTCGTTCCGTCAGGGACGCCCGGCTGGTCGTACTCGTCACCATCGAACGGTGGCTCGTCCTCGATTCTGCGGATCTCGTTGACGGCGATCGTCTTGGAGTCCAGCCGCAACTTGTGGAGCGTGTGCCGTTCCATCGCCGTCATCATCAGCGTCGACGACGTGTTCAACTTGACCTGCTGCGGCTCGGCGATCAGTTTCGAGAGTTCCTTCTGCAGTTTCGTCACCCAGAACTGGCGGCGCTTGAACCGTGCGAGTTCGGCGTCGGTCCGGTTCGCATACGTGATCGACGAACCGCCGCTCGACGAGCCGTGGTCGGCGGGGTCCTCGCCGAAGATCCGGCAGATCTGCTCGACCGAGTACCGCTGCGTGTCGAGGAACTGCGAGTCGGTCGGGTTGGTTTGCAGCGGAATGTAGGTCGTGTCCTTCGGCAGCACGATCGGTTCGCGACCGCCCTGCGTGATCTCCATGAAGCGGCTCTTGAGTCGTTCCGCACCGGTCTCGCCGGGGTCCGAACCGGGCGAGATGATGCCGGTCGGATGCCCGCCGCCGTCGAAGAAGCCCTTGCCGTAGGTGCCGGCTGCGATACCGGTCGAGATCGTCGCCGCGTGCAGTCCGATCGGCGACAATCCGAGGATCGAACCGGGAGGCGTGAACGCCGGGACGTGCCACAGGCGACCGACCGGCCACAGTTCTTCCTCGCCGTGACCGGTCACCATGAACTTGCCCGGTGCTGAACCTGCCGACGGCGACACCGCCGACGGTGCCAACAGTTCGATGCGTGCCGGGTAGCCGGCTGCGGTCGCCTCGGTCACGAGGCCCCAGGCGTTGCCCCAGCCGAGCCACGAGTCGACGACCTGGTAGCGCCAGTCGATCGAGTCGACCCACACGGACGGCGTCGCGATGATCTGCGGTTGCGGCGTCACGTCCTGGCGGGTGCCGCCGACGTAGCGGATGACGTCGACCGGCATCATGGAGATGTCCTGCGCGATCCTCGTCCGGCACGACCAGACGGCGTCGTGACGCATCGCCGAGTCCTCGTCGACGAGCGAACCGTAGGACGCCTTCGACGCCTTCGCGAGCGCCGCCAACGCGTCGTAGGAGAACCGCTGCTCGACGGACCGTGCCGGGAACTTGAGCAGGCTCACGACGTCGACCAGCCGATCCACAGACATGCGATCCCGGCAGCGATGAAGCCGGCTGCCAGATCGACCATTGCCACACCGGACGTGACCAGCACAAGGCCGGCTGCCTGGAAGGCGTCGCCGAGGCCGAGGCGTCGGTCCGGTGTCTCGTCGGGTTCAGTAGACATAGAACGCTTCGTCCTCGGTCGGTGTGTAGGTCTCGATCGCTCGATATGCCGCCGTGGCAGCGCACAGTCCCGCGATGTCCGACGTTGCGGTGAGCCTATCCCACACCCAGGCGTCACCCCGGCGCTTCTGCATCGCGCCTTCGATCCCGAACGTGAGCCAGTCCTGATTCAGGTGGCAGACGACGTGCTCGTTGACGCCGTTGTAGAACGACTCGCACGCCGCGGCCCAGTCGCGACCGGAGTACGGCTGCAGCATGTCGGTCCGGTCGCCGACGACCCGGTTCAACATGGGCGCGAGCACGCGCGACGAGCCGTTGTCCCAGGCGATACGCACGGGCGAGAACCGTTGGATGGCCTCGTCGATCCGATCTTCGAGGCCGATCGACGAACGCTGCTCGTGGATCACTTCGACAAGCAGTTGACCGTCGGCGGTGCGACCGGCGACGGCGAGATAGTGCGTGCGATGCTGCGGCGACTGGTCGACACCGAGCGCGATGTCTCCGACGATCCGTGCCGTCGGGTCGGTCAACGACTGCCACAGTTCGGGGTCGATTACAGCCGGCTGGTCGTCGTCGCTCATGATCGGAATTCTCACCCACTGATTGCAGTTTGCTCGACGGAACAGGTCCTCACCATCTTCGTCGGTCCGACGTCGCGCCTTCGCCAATTCGCGTCGCAGCGTGTCGACGTCGATCGTGCGACCGAGCGCGGGCATGAACTCCCACCAGGCGTTCTCGTCGTCGATGTCGGCCTCCGGTGGCAACGACCACTCGAAGTAGGCGACGTTCCCGGCCACGCCGGACTCGACCGCCGACCGACCGTCACGGATCTTCGGCCACAGGTAGAACGACTGGTCGTCGCCCGCGGTCGACACGACCCACAGTTGCTTCCCGGCGCGGGTCAACATCGTCGGCGCGAGGCCCTGTTCCACCTCGTCGTTCCGATGCGCGAACGCCTCGTCAATCGTGGCGTCGTCGATCGTGTCGCCGTGGCCGGCCTCACGGTTCGGGGTCTCGATCTGCAGATACGACGACGGACCGAACATCACGTGTTCCTGCCCGTTGTTCATCGACACCTTCCAGTCGGTCATCGTTTCGGGCGTCCGGCGCGAGTCGGCGATCTCGCGGAACATCGGTGCCTTGCGGAGCCGCGGGACGACGTCGCGCTGCAACCGCTTGCGGGCGTCCTGTCGTTTCTGCGCGGTGTACACCGAGACCTGATCGGTGCCGAACACCTGTTGACCGGTCGAACACCGCCACACGGACTTCGCCCGCACCAGCGTCGTCTTGCCGGACTGGCGCATCATCGTGCAGACGATCTCGTCGTACTTCAGTCGCCCGTCGGGATTCAGTTCGTAGGCGACGTCGACGATGTGCCGCTGGTGGGGCATGAACGACTCGCCGAGCAGTTCGGAGATCCGTGCGATCTGCGGCCCGAGCGTCGGCGAGTCCGGATCACGCGGCGTCCCGATCCGCGGGGGAACGAAGTCGCGCGGGCCTTTCATCCACGCAGCGCGGCAAGTTCCGCCGCCCAGTTGTCCGACGTCGCCGCCGCGCCCCGGTTCGGCAGGATCGTGCGGATGCCGAGGTCACGGAACGCCGCCTCGATCTGTGCTTCGAGCGCCCGCAGCGCGCCGTGCTGATCCGACGTCGCCGGAACCGGCTGACCCGCGTCGTCGATCCGGTTCATCGCCGCACGAAGCCGGAACCGCTCGTCGAGCCGTTCGCACAACATCAGCAACGGTTCCAGCGATCCCTTCACCTCGCCGGACGCGTGGACCTCGTCCCACATCGCCCGTCCGTAACGGCCCAACGGTCGGTCCGGTTCGACTGTCGCCATACCGGAGCAGCGTACACAGAGCCTCCGCAGCGGGCGCTCAGTGCAGTTCTCCGGTGTGCAACGGCACGCCCGGGTACGAACACACCCGGCGATCCCCGCCGAGGCTTAGAGAGAGAGACGCCAGTCTGGGGCCTGGGCCGTCTAGGGGGTGGGGTGTCGAAACAATCAGTGGTTGGTGGTGAGTCGTTCGAGTAGGTCGATGACGGCGTGGACGGGTTGGCTGCGTCCGTTCTCGTAGCCGTCGAGCCAGTCGGCGATGGTTTCGAGTTCGGTGATCGCGGTGGCGATGGCGGTCTGGTGTTCGGCGAGGAGGTTGCCGAGTGCTGCCTTGGTGGGGGCGGGGGCGATGGTGGTGCGGTGGAGGACGTACTGGGGGAGGACGTACACGGAGCAGTGTTGGCGTTGGGTGGTCAGGCGTTGGATGATGCCGCCGCGGTGGAGTTCCGACAGGCTGCCGGACACGGAGCCGTGGTGTCGTCCGGTGATGGTGCACAGTTCTTTGACGGTGTGGCCGGTGATCGTCGCGGTGGTCAGGTGTTGGACGACTTCGGCTTGGGCCTTCGGCAGTGTGGTCTTGCCTCGGTTGCCGCCTGCGTCGCCGTGGTCGCCTGCGTAGGGTCGGATCGGGTTGCGTTCGATCTCGTCGGGTGTGGTGAACAGGCCGGGTTGGTTCGGGTGGGTGGTCATCGGGGTCTCCTTCATCGTCGGATCAGTAGGCCGCACTGGTAGGCGCGGGTTGGGTTGGCGTGTACTTCTCGGTGGTGTTCGTCGCACAGTACGGCGAGGTTGTCGAGGTCGTGGATCGTCGGGTCGGCGGTGCCGCCCATGCCGCGCACCTTCTTGTGGTGGACGACGAGGCGTCCGGCGCACGGTCGGGTCGATCCGAACCCGTACGTGGAGGCGGTGCAGCGGTAGCCGGCTGCGGTGATCGCCTGGTCGTGTCGTTCGGGTGGCATCGGGTTGCGGCTCATGGCAGCCATCGTCGACTGGTCGGGTTGCCGTTGCGTCGTCGGCGTCGTTCGGCGGCGAGTCGACCGCCCGCCTTGTAGTTGCAGGTGGACGCTTCGAGCATGAGCGGTGAGGTCGGGTCGCCGTCGCGGACGTGGCCGGCTGTCCAGTACGGGCGGCGTCCGTTCCGGTGCGGCGGGTGGTCGGCGAGGGTGCGTCCGCATCGCCAGCAGATCGAACCGGGGTGAGCGGTCCGGATCAGGCGTCGGCGGCGGGTCTGGTAGTCGCCCGAGTAGTGGTCGCGTCGGCGTCGCATCGGTGGAGGTTGTATCGGGTCGGGATCACGTCGCGTGTCGGGTTCATCGCCACGATCGGTGTCGAGTAGGTGCCGGTGCGTGGCTGTTGGAAGTCGACGACTCCGTAGCGTCCGTCGAGGTCGGCCCGCGGTTCGAGCAGTACCGGTTGGCGGGTGGCGGCGTGGATCGCCCGTCGGATCGGTCGACCGCAGTTCGGGCAGGCGGCGTCGGACCTCATGCCGTGTTGCCGTTCGCCTGGCGCGCCTTGCAGCAGCGTCGATCGGCGCACTTCAGTCGGGACCGTCCGTCGACGACGAAGGCACGCTTCCATTCCTGGTCGGTGCCGTTCTGGCCGGGTGCGGTCCAGATGCCGAGTTCAGCACCGCACAGGTAGCAGTTCACGTCGTCCACCCCATGCCTTCGTTCCAGTACTCGACGATCGTGCCGGCTTCGACGATGTGCGCCCAGTCGTAGGCGTGGTTGACGTCGGTGTGCGCCGGGAACTCGACGGTGTACGTCTCGGCGTCGTCGTCGATCGCGATGACCGTCCCCGGGCGACCAGCGTTGAACCGGTCGCCGATCCGTCGTTCTCGCGGTTCCGATTGCGTCGACATGACGAGCCGCGAGTTGTACGTCACCGTCTTGGGTTCGTGGACCGTCACCGTGCGGGTTTCGTCGACGTGGCGGCGTGCGTCGACGATCGTGGCGAACTCGCCGATGTAGTCGTGCCAGCCGCCTGCCGGTTCGTACTGCCCGGCGAACAGGACGACGCTCATCGCGTGAGTCCGAGTCGTCGACGGGCGTTCTCGAAGCCGACCCGTATGTGGCGGCGTTCCATCTCGCATTGGACGTCGAGTTGGTCGCGTTGCCACGGTTCGATGCCGCAGATCCGGCAGAACACCGTTTCCTCGTCGGCCTGCTTCCAGCGGTGCGTGTGTTCGATCATTTCGGTCTCCTTCGTTCGTCGGATCGGAACGACGGGAACCGTACCATCCGTTAGCGCCGGGTGCGTGACTTCGGCTGCTTGACGGGGATCAACTGCTGATCGAACGACGAGAAGTCGCAATGGTGGTGGACGCGTTGGAACTTCACGACGGTCGTGGCGACGTCCGGATGACACCGCACGAGTTCCGCCGCCTTCCGGATGAACCCGCCGTTCGCGTAGTACTGGGTCATCCCACCTTGGAGCCGGCCCTTGCGTGACGTGCCGACCTTCTTGATGCCGACCGTGTACGACTGCACGGTGCACCAGTACCGGGTCTTGAGGATGTCGATCGAGAAGATCGTGTCGTCGTTCAGGCCGCGCCGCCACCGCAGTCCGGTCGACGCCATCATCTCGCCGTTCATCAGTTGCGCGCAGTACAGGCGCGTGTTCAGCACCAGTTTCTTCGACGTCTCCGACACGCGGTCGTTCGTCCGGCTCATGAACGTCGACTGCGCGAGGCACAACCCGCCGAGGTTCACCCAACGGTCGGCGAACTGTTCGTGCCACACGATCGGCGTCTGCGTCCGCGAGTACTTGAACACGCCGTGATCCATGACGATGAAGTCGTAGATGTTGTCGTCCATCGTCCAGTGGTACTTGTGGCCGGCCTCGAACGAGTGCTCGAACGCGAAGTTCCGACCGACCCCGGCAGTGGGGTGCGGGAACCGGCCTTCGCCGTCGACCATCGACGGGGTCTTCTCGTACTCGTCGTAGAACCGTTCCGGCCACACGAGGACGTTGCACTCTGGGTTCGCTTTCGCGTAGGCGTCGTACTGGTCGTCCTGCACCACGAGGTTCGGGACGATGCCGATCGACAGCAGGTACTTCGCGGTGAGTTGCCGTTCCGGTCGTCCCTTCGTCGGGATGTAGACCGGGTACTTCGAGCGCGTCGGCTTAGGCATCGAAGTCCGCCACCTTGCCGCGCTTGAGGCCGTCGGGGTAGCCGATCATCTTGATGTCGGGGTCGTACTTGCGTCCGATCGCGTCGAAGAACTTGCGTGCGCCGTCCTCGTCGTAGAACGTCACCTTCATCACTCGGAACGCGACCTGCCGGAACGACTCGTCACCGGTTCCGGTCGAGTCGAGGAACTCGTCGATCACGTCGGAGAAGTCCATCGTGAACTGTTCGTCCGCTTCGTGGATGCGGCGCAACAGGTCGATGTCGGACTCCGTGTAGCCGACCCCGGCGAGCAGGTCGGCATCTTCGAGCGAGTCGAGCACCGCGAACAGCGCCGTGTTGTCCCAGCCGCCGATCTCGGTGGTGCGGTTCAATGCGATCATCGCGGCGTCGGCCTCGGCGTCGTTCTTCGAGGCCCAGTTCGTCATCGCCGGAACGAGCCAGCGTCCCTTGTCGTCGACGGTGATCCCGACTGGTGGTTTCGCTCCGGAGTCGCGCATCTCGGCGATCGACTCGGTGCGGCCGTGGCCGGCAACGAGGTAGCCGGTTCGGCGGTCGACGATGACCGGCTCCATCATCCCGAACCGGTCGATCGAGCGGCCGATCGTCTGCGGGGCGTGTCGTTTCGCGTTCCGCGGGTTCGGTTTCAACTCGTCGAGCGGGACCAGTTCGAGTTGCGGTTCGGTCGTCGTCTTGCGGGCAGCCATCAGTTCTCCTTGTGTGTGAACGCCGGGATGAAGCCGCCATCGAACGTGTGGCGGCGGATCGCGTCGGCGGCGTCGAGTGCTTCGGCCACAGACACGTCCATGTCGAGGTAGCGGTACGTCGCGAGGCGTCCGACGAACGTGACGTCAGTTCGTTGCCGCGCGCGTCGCCGGTACTCGTCGAGGATGTCGAGATCGTCCGCGAGGCGGATCGGGTAGAACGGGTCGTCGTCTGGTCCGGCGAGTCGCGACGACTCGTAGGTGACGGTCGACCGGTGGTGAACCTCCCACGGAGCGAAGTGCTTGTGTTCGGTCGTCCGAGTCCACGGTGTGTCCTGGGCCGTGTAGTTCACGATGGGAGCGCCGGTCACGTCGCCGTCGGCGTGAACGTCCACGAAGTCGAGCGTCCGGTAGGAGAGGCGTCCGTAGCGATGCTCGAAGAACGCGTCGAGCGGACCCGTCCAGATCGTGTGCCGGTGGTCGCCGTGCGGGTACTCGGTTCCGAGGTGGACGTGAATGTGCGGATGGTCGAGCATCTGTTCGATCATCGCCGTGTACCCGTGCCGGGGGATCGCCTGCCACGGATGGTTGAAGTACCCGTCGTCGTAGTTGAACCGGATCGGCAGTCGGCGGAACACGTCCACCGGCAGTTCCGACGGATGAATCCCCCACTGCTTGAGCGTGTACCCCTCGAAGAACAGTTCGTAGAGGCGTCGACCGACCGACGCGAGCGCGGCCTGTTCGAAGTTGGCCGGCTCCGCGATCGGTTCGACGATCGACTGCATGAACGACCGCGCCTCGCACGGTCCGAACGCCGTCCCGAACGCCTGGTTGATCGTGTGCAAGTTGATCGGCAGCGAGTAGACGTGTCCGTCGGCGGCGACCGCTTTCACGCGGTGCCGATACGGCACCATGTCGGCGAACCGGTTCACGAACTCCCACACGTCGACGTTCCCGGTGTGGAAGATGTGCGGTCCGTACCGGTGCCGCATCACGCCGGTCTCGTCGCGGTCGGTGTGGCAGTTCCCGGCGACGTGGTCGCGACGTTCGTAGACGTGGACGCCGAACCCGGCGTCAGCCAACTGTCGTGCGATCACCGCACCTGAGATACCCGCCCCGGCGATCCCGAACCTTCCCATCGCTGGCGAATGCTACAGACGGGTTCCCGTCGGCATCCGTACCGGGCGCAGCGTCGACCGAGCCGGCCACGCGGGGTCCGGCCCCTCGGAGTCGATCGGTGGCACGTCATGTCGGATCACGTCGAACAGTGTTGCAGACGCGACGAAGGACCGGTGCCGTGCGTTCGGCGTTCCGGTCCTCCGTGCGTGAATCTCTGGTGGTGGCTACGAGTTCAGCGATACGTCTCCCTTCCGGTCGCGGTACATGCCGACCGTCAGCGAGGGTGTGTCGAACGTGACGAGATCGGTCGACTCGTAGTAGCCGCGGGCACCCATCCGGAGCAGTGTCATCAGGCAGTGCGTCAGGTCGTTCGTCGACGTCGACTCGTCGAGCAGCCAGAGCCGAACGGTGTCCGCAGCCTTGTCGGTCATCGTCAGCGTGCCTGGTGTCGGCTTCGGCGTGGTGACCGATCCGTCGATGGCGATCACGTCGGCGCTCATGACTGCACCCCTGCGACCTCAAGGGCGTTCTGGACGATCCGCGCCTTCAGCGGTTCCGACCGGAGCATGGTCCGGTTCATCAGCGTGCCCCGGTTCCGGAAGCGCCGCCCGTGATCCAGGTACTCGACGCCTGCCTCGACCAGCCCGAGGGCCGTGCCGCGGTGGGCGTCGTTCTGGACGCCGTTGATGATCGTCCGCAGCGTCGCACGGTCCGACTCGATGTTGTTCTTGACCCGGTTCGACGTGACGTCCGCGGGCGGTTCGGGGATCGTCAGGTAGACGAAGTTCTCGACTGCGGCGGTGTCGATCCGGAACGACGCGAGGCGGTTCGCCATCTCGACCCAGCGCCGATGATCGGCGCGTGTGCCCTTGATCGCGGCCTTCGCTTCTTCGATCCGTTCCGAGACCTTGCCGACGTGCCGGAACGTGTACTGCCTGCCGGTTCGTTCTCCTTCCATCGAGGCGGCGTTGTACGTGTTCCAGCAGACGACCCGAACGGACGTGTTCACGACCTTCATCGCGCCGGTTCCGTCGTGCGAGTTCAGCACGGCGAGGAACGGGAACGTCTCCGAGTTGTCCCCGGCGATCTGTTCCGGTTCGTCGAGGTAGGCGAGCGCCCAGACCTGTCGTCCGTCGCGGACCGATCCGGCAGTCTCGAACTTCAGGTTCGAGTCCGAGTCGATCAGCGCCTCCAGCACCTCGCCCATCTCGGCGTGCGTGACCAGCGAGAACTGGCCGGACACGGTTCCGAGGTGGCGTCCGGTGTCGTTCCGGATGACGCGCTGTTCGCCGTCGTCGACCCGTCCGATGACCGGGCGGGTTCCCATGCAGGTCGTCGGTTGGCCGTCGTCGCCGGGAACCGTGTTCCCGCAGACCCCGAGGTCGAGGTCGTCGGCGGTCAGCACCCGGTGGCAGTCGCCGCATCGCACCTCGACCAGCGGTCGAAGTTCCGGCTCCCATTCGAGTCCGGCGATGCGGCGGGCGTCGTCCCAGGTTTCGGGGTACTCGTCGAGGATCGTTCCGAGTCCGTGCCACATGGGCTGCCGGACCGAGAATCCTGTGTCGAAATATGCGGGCATGTTGGTCTCCTTCTTTGAGGTGGTTGGGTGCCGAGTGGCACCGTACCCGGCACGGCGTCCGTCGTCCGTGCCGGACACGGCGTCGCTCAGTACCGGGCCACCGCCTTGTCGAACTCGTCGCCGTGTTGGCGGCGGGCGATCGACGCGATCGCTGCGGCCTTGATCTCGTTCGACGAGTGCTCGTGCGCCTTGCCGGTGAAGTACACGTACTGGTTGACCTGCCAATCGAGGTTGGCGGTCTCGACGAGCGTGCGCCAGTCGTCGCTCAGCAGATCGACGGGGTCGGGATGGGTGTTCATGGTGGTCTCCTTCTGGTTGGTTCGTTCGTTGGTCGAGCCGTCGTCGTCGTGACGTTCGCACGGCAGCAGGGCGAGGCAGCGTTCGCATTCCCACATCG